GGTGTCTACACCTGGACGTTGGGGCTCTGGCCGTTGTCTTTATCGGCTGGACTAGTAGGAGTATATCTCTGCACCAGATGGTACAGGCGACCGAGCCATACTGGAGCAGCGCTGTTGACTGAACTCGATAGGCACGACCCGGATCTGTCTGTGTACGGGGTATCTACACCGTATCAGAGAGAACTGGCCTTTGAGTTCAAAGCTGAGTTTGGTGAGTTGAGATACAACAATGCAAACCGGCGCATAGCTAGCGACTATGTATTGAAGGCTATGTCTAATAACAAGGACTTGCGCAACTGTGATCGCGTGCGATTGTATCCCCTCACCGTTGAACTCTGTTTACTTCCTACTAGAGATGCAGTAACGGCTGCCAACCTAGCACGCACGCTGGAGGTGCGTGCTCGGCGTAGCGCAGTTGATTGCTGCAGATAGGGCTGCCCTGCCACTCTTCCTGGAGTAACCACTGCTATTGACCGCAGTGGTGAAGATTGCTTACGGGTCCAGAAAGTTCGTGGTCAGGGTATAAGAGCTGGTGCAGCTCGCACTGTGCGGTATTTAGCTGGCTTTGGAGTTGGGGTCAGGTATGGCGCACATTGTTCGAACTTAATTAATTTGGCACGTGGCATTGTGGAACGCGTATTTTATGTGGTCCGCGATGGAGCCTTGGTCAAGGCTCCTCAGCCGCGCAGGGGTGTTTTCTCACGGCTCCAAGGAGTCAGAAAGCGTTTGTTAGGCGTCTTGCATCCGACCCCCATTGTGGCCCGTGAGGAGTACTCAGGGCTATACACTGGGCGCAAGCGTGGTGTCTACGAACGTGCCTTTGAGAGCCTCACTATCAGGGCAATTAATCTCAGGGACGCGTGGGTTAGTACCTTTGTTAAAGCTGAGAAGATCAACTTTTCCAGTAAAGGTGATCCTGCTCCGCGTGTTATACAACCAAGGTCTCCTCGATACAATCTTGAGGTTGGGAGGTATCTCAAGTTGTTTGAGAAGGAGTTGTGTGATGGGTTTCGGCGTGTTTTTGGTTACAAAGTCATTCTAAAAGGATTGAATGCACAGGATGTTGGAGCCGCCCTACACGAACACTGGTGTGTGTTTGACCAGCCTGTCGCTATTGGACTCGACGCGTCACGGTTTGACCAGCACGTTTCTGTTGAAGCTCTCAAATGGGAGCACAGCATTTACAATGCTGTTTTCAAATCCCCTGAATTGCGTAGACTCCTGTCGTGGCAACTATCAAACACCGGCATTGCGCGGGTAGAGGATTATGTTGTACGGTATACCATCGACGGGTGTAGAATGAGCGGGGACATCAATACAGGGCTTGGCAACTGCTTGATCATGAGCAGCATGGTTATCGCTTATTGTGAGAGTGTCGGAATTAAGTTTCGCCTCGCCAACAATGGTGATGACTGTGTGTTGTTCGTTGACCAGAGCGATTTGCTCAAGTTGGCTGGTATAGATGATTGGATGCTGGATTTTGGGTTCACGCTCACTCGCGAGGAACCAGTCTTTGAGCTCGAGCAGGTTGTTTTCTGCCAGGCTCAGCCAGTGCACACTGCATCTGGTTGGCGCATGGTACGGGATCCCCGCACAGCCATGTCCAAGGACTGTGTCACCCTCAAACAGTGGGATGACCCCAAAAGTTTCAAACTCTGGGCCACAAGCATAGGCAAGTGTGGTCTCAGTCTCACTCAAGGCGTACCTGTCTGGGAAGCTTGGTACAAAAGGCTAATCGCATTGGGTTGTGGTGAGGAGAGTCAGGGGGTCGATGAGGACACGTGGGATAGTGGTATGGGTTATATGTCGCGCGGGGTTCCGCCATGTGAGATCAGCCAGGATTGCCGTTATAGTTTTTATAAAGCTTTCGGTATCCTGCCTGATCTCCAGGAGGACCTTGAGGCCGAATATTCCCAGCCAGTTATCCTGGATGCCCCGGCCCCCATGATTCCCCCCGAATCACAAGCAATCGATCGTTATTTCAACCCTTTAGCGCTATGGCTCGTAACAAGAAGATGACCGTGTCCCCTTACATGGGCGGTGTTCGTAAATCCTCTAACACTCAACCACGCATGGAGAAGACCGGAATTGACTCAGCTAAGGTCTCAGGTAATTGTTTAGGTACTATTATTACGTCCTCCACAGCTGGTAACTACGCTGATGTTGGGCAACGTTTGTATTCACCAGGTAATGCTGGTAACCTGGATGGTAGTTCGGTACAACGTGTTGCTGCATGGTATTCATGTGGTAAGTTCCTCCCTGGTTGCAAGATCAGGTGGGAGCCTAACGTTGGTGCTAACTCCAATGGTAGGATTTATTGTGCCTTTGTAGATAACCCTGAGGTTATGTTAGATATTATTAATGAGACAAATCAGACCACCAAGCAGACGAAGATTCGTGGACTTTCTGGCCTCAAATCTTTCCCTGTCTGGCAGGAGACGGAGATCCCTTTCCCAACCCGCACTAGGCATAAGCTGTTTTCTAGCAACCAAGCTTTGGCTGATAATTATTCAGATTATGACCGTAGTGTCCAAACTTGTTTCTTTTACTTTGCGTCTGGAGTAGAGAATGAGTCACAGTTGGGCGGATTCTGGTACCATGACGTGATGAGTGTCGAAGGTTTGCATAACAACGCNACCTAGACCATGATAGGCTCTACTAACCACTGCTACTCCGCAGGAC